AATGAGTAACACACAAGGCGGAAAAAGAGAAGGAGCTGGAAGGAAGCAATTAGATTACGATTTCAAAATATTACAGTTACGTGTTCCAACAGAAATGGAAGGAGCAGTTAAAGATTTCATTAAAAAACTTAGAAAAGAATGGCTTACAGCAAACACACAGTAGATAAAAGACTTTCGATATGGGAGTACGCATCAGAGCAAAAACAAAAAGCAAAAGAACTATTAGAAAAATGTAAAGAACGTGAAAAAAAGAATTTGGCATATAAGTGATTCACATACCTATCACGATTTATTAGAAATTCCTGATAATATAGATATTGTAATCCATTCAGGAGATTGTAGTAATGTAAGAGATCCTTACAATAATGAACCTGAAGTCAGAAGATTTATTGATTGGTATTCCAAGCTACCTATTCCAACAAAAATATATGTAGCTGGAAATCACGATTCATCGATTGAAAAGAAATTGGTATCAATTGGAGATTTTGGAGAAAAAGGAATCATATACCTTGAAGATGATTTTATTCATATAGATGGATTTAAAATTCACGGTAGTCCAGTATCTCCTAACTTTGGTAATTGGAGCTTTATGAAAAGCCGAGATAAATTAGATAGACACTGGGAACAAAGTGTTGATGATGATGTAGATATATTAATCACTCACACACCTCCTAAGGGAATATTAGATATTTCTGAAGATAGAGATGGTAAATTAGATTTTTGTGGCTGTAAAGCGTTAAAACGACACATTATCACAAGAATTAAACCAAAACTAATGTTATTCGGTCATATCCATAATAGTGATGACATTATTAATGCTGGAACAATGAAGCTATCTATTTGCGATACAATATTTAGTAATGGCTCGGTAGTAACCGATAGAAGGTTTGGCAAGTTGAGTAGTAATGGTAACATATTTGAATTGTAAAGAAAAACCCCTAATAAATATATTTATTAGGGGTTACGGTGATTATCGCCGTTATTTACCGAATTACTTAAACTTATCTTTCATTTCTAAATGAAGTTTGTATGCTGAATTGCTTATCTCGTAGACTTGACCGCAATCTTGACATTCCATTAATCTCTTGATAGTTCCCATAGCGGTAACTATATTTTTAAGTAAGATTACATTTTCACTTGAGCAAGATGGACAACTATATTTAAGATTACCATTTATAACTCCAGCGTGAGTGTTTGGTTTAATGTAGTTCTGCATCGTCAAGAATACATCTTCCAAGACAACTATATCTCCATCGCAATAGTTACCCATTTCTTCAAGTGCATCAGGATTGCCTTTCATAACTTCCTTCCACATATCAAATCCACTATGCTTAATTTTTGCTCCAACTCCTAAAAATTGTGCAATGTAATCCAGTTTGTTGGAATTGAAATTGAAGCCACTTTTAGCCTTTTTAAGAGTATCTAATGTCTTGTACTGAGGAAACATTGAAACCCTATGGAATATGCAACGTGTTCTTATCCATTTAATGTCAAACCTATCCCCATTGTGTGCAATCATTTCGTCAGCCTTATTAGCCACCGATATAAAATCAATAAGCATTTGCTTATCACACATATCTTTATCCCACGTTAATCTATGGATTTTATCCTCGTGTTCCCACTTGTAAGATATACATATAATTTTACGCTCATCTACAATACTATCGGGATGTATAGTTAGATTGTAACCAATCCTCCAAGCGTACACAAGATTAGGAGATGTTTCGATGTCAAAGAAAAGCCTTTTGATATGCTCTTGATTTTGAACGATGTCAAAGTACTTATTTTCTTGTTCGGGAGTTAGTCGATAACGACCTTGTTTATTAATAGTTACTCCAACTTTGTTTGCGATATAATGGTTAAATCGATACCGCCTTTCAGCATTTTTTTTCATATTACAAATATATGTAATTATTTCTTAATACTCGACAATTTTATCTTATTTTAAATTCATAATATAACCACAATAAAATCGGAATTAAAATTAATAAAATTTCATAAGTTCTTTCCATACTTTTAACTTTTTCTGTTGTTGATACTTTTGTTTCTTGTAGTTTTAAATTGTTTTTAGACACTTTTATATCTTGTACTTGTATAGTGTTGTCTTTTGTCTTTTTATAGCTTAAAATAGCGTTTCTGTACGTTTTACCATCAATAACAATATCCTTACAAGTATCTAATGGAGTTATCGTAAATTCATCTATTGTAACATCGTTTTTAGTTTCAATCTTAATATCCTCTTTAGTTACTATTTTAGTGTAAATTTGAGACAAAGAATCCTTCTTAACCTTGTTTATAGTTACTTTACGTGTACCGCAAGATGATAGTATTGTAGCTAATAATACAACTAATAGCCAAAACGCTATAAACCTACTCCTCACTGAAATAATTATCTGCTTCATATATCCTTCTTCTTGTTAGACCTGCTAATTTTTTTGTTCCTACTTTATCCCATCTTAAAAACTCTGCACGTATAGATGGGTCTGTATGATTAGCGTTTACTTTCCTTAATAACGTACTATTCATAAAATTTGCCACACCCACATTATAAGTGAAAGACACTAAAGAATTGAATTGGTTTTGAGTTATTGGAGATTTAACACAAGCCGAAACTCTTTTAGCGAATTTATCTGCAATGTCTTTAAAAATATCAAGCGCTTCCTCTTTTGTAATTGACTTGTCAATCATAGTAACCTTTTTACCATCTTTATAAAAGGTATTACCATACCCGATAGTGGCTAACTTAGCAGGGCATAAATAAGGTTTAGCACTAAACCCTTCAAAACTTGTGATAATTAAATAGCCTTTACTGTCCAGCTTCATCTTTCTTTGGTTTTAATGATTCATATATTTTTACTCCAGTATATATAATGGAAAGTAACAACAATAATAACTTTAATGTATTCTCAACATTGGTAAATGTTATAAGCATTGTAAGTGAATTAAGTAAGTATAGTTTAGTAGATTCCATTTTAACTTTTTATTTTTTTAACTATATCAGTAAATCCTTGCATTCCTATATAGGCAGTTGCGATAATAACCCAATCTTGAGATGTTAAATCCCCAGCGAATAAACCAAAACAAGCTACTAAAAATACTAATAACTTACGTGAAATCCATTTACTTAATATTATATCTATTTGTTCTTTGCTCATCTTAAAAAATGTATTATAATTGATGGTACTAATAAATCCTTGTAATTAAATCCTTTATAGACTATTTGGTCTTTAATTTCTTTCCCTAATGCGAAAGCGAATACAATTCCAAAACTTAAATAGTCATTTAAAAAATATTGACTAATAATAAATATTAAAAAACCGTATAAAAAATGGTTTGTCTTGTGCTATTAATATCATAATCCAGAGAATCCGTGAACTGGGTTTTTAGGAAATATCTCAAAAGAACCAAAATCCACTTCTTCATCACTCATCACATCATAAGCATACCCATCGTAATAAATAGGCTCTGTAAGTAGTTCCCCATTTTCATCAAATGTGGCTGGTATTTTTACGACTTTGCCTATTTCCACAACAGCGTGAGTGCCTTTTAAATAGTTGAAATCTGCATCAATTATTTTTTTATCTATTAAATCAGCTATTGCTGTTTGTTTGTCTGGGTAGTTTAGTTTAAATATCATAATGTTGTTAAGTTTATACATTCTGTATCAGTTAAAGGGGCAGGAAATAACATCATAGAATTTATTGATTTTGGAACTAAAATATTAGCACCAATAGAATTCATATTTGTATTCGTAAAAACTGTTGCTGTTACTACTTTTACCCCATTTACAAAAATATCAGAAGTTGTTCCATTCCATTTAATTGCAATTTTTACAATGTTTGTAAGAGTGGTATATAATGGAATTTCAGCTCCAGCTAATACTTTAGCAATAGAAAATCTAAATGTACCGCCACCGGGGGTTTTAAGTCTAAATCCAAAGTTAAGAGTCGTTGAATCCATTAAAAATAATCCATTTGTAGCTAAATCTCTAATATAAGGTATATTATTTATCAAATGAATAAACCAAGTACCTCCAGCGCTTGTAATTAGATTATTTGTAAAAATGTTTGCTCTTGTTAATAAATCCGCATTCCTTGTAATAGCACTTCCAAGAGTTGGTATGTAAGATGTAGGGTAAGCTCCTAATTCTAATTGAGCGCCCCAAATAAATACACCACTTGTACCATCTCCAGCATATATAGTGTTATTGCCTATTGCTGTATATACAGCTATGTTATTACTTGTTCCTCCAACTATACCAGTAATTGTACATCTATACCAATCATTACCAACATTTGTAATTGACGAGTCTAATCTAACTCCTGTACCTTGATTGTAATTTAAAGTTATAGTTCCAGTCAATAAGTTAACATTAGTCCCAAATCCATTTGCATAACTATTATCAAATATAAAAATAGTAGCAGAATCTCTACCGTCTCTTTTAAGATAAATACTGAGTGTAGCTGTTTGATTAGATATACTTGTAACTGTTCTTGTAACTGCATGTTGAGCTAAAGTGGTGTTTTCAACTAATTTATCCGCAGTAAGTGTGCCATTTGGGGCGGTTGTCGTATTGGTATTAATTGTAGCATTAGCTTTTCCCCAAAACACATCGTTAAACTCCTCACTTCTTAAAGCTAAATTAGTTCTTTGTGGCTCTATTAAAATACTTGGGCTTCCTGCTTCATAGTTTAATCTCGGCTCGTTTACAGGTACGTTTTCAATTAATCCTAAACTATTAACTCTCGTTGCTGTTGTATTTCTAACTACATCCATATCGCCATTACCATTTGAAGGTACGACTGAATATAATTTACCAGCCTTTTCAGCGGTCGGGGTTACAATTAAAGATGCTTGTGTTAATAAACTCATATTACTGTTGTTATTGAATACGATACCCATCCTGTTGATGTTCTTTCGTAGATTAATTTACCTGCGGTTATACTAATGCAATGAACTCTAAATCCTATTATCGCTGTTGGATATGTACTATTTAAAGTCGCTAACGATAATGCTGTTGTTGTTGTGTTCGTGGCTATATTCGATAATGCTGAACCATTTGCCATTAAATACTTTTCAGGAGTTCCTCCTAATTGAACAAATTTATCAGCGTTTATCTGTTGAATAAATCCTTGACTAACATAAGATATTGAACGCAAATTAGCCATTGTAGATAGTAATGAGTTCGATGCTTCAAATGTAGCTCCATCATTTACTGCTCTTATATAGAACGAATCAAAATAAGTGTCGTCAGAATCTAAGTAAATCAACTCTAACTTTAACGCATCAAGTTGTGTTTGCGCTCTACTTGTAAGTCCTTTTGCATAACTTAATTCAGTTAAACTTGGATATGTAGTAGTGGGTAGACTTTTTATGTTTTTAGAATCATCAAATGAAGCTAAAGTAGAGGCGGTTTCACTACTAACTATAATAGCTGGAGTTGTTACAGTTCCTGTAAATGTTGGAGAAGCTACGTTTGCTTTCGATGTTGCTAATCCACTATATTGAGTATTTGTAGCATTATCACCTGTATTAGTTCCGCTTAAATTACTTGCACTTATTGCCCCTGTAAATGTTTTTGCTCCAGCAATAGTTTGACTTCCTGTTGTAATTGCTCCTCTTGCGGTTGCACTTGCATCAGGTAAATTAAATGTATGCGTACTTCCACTTGAATTAATAGCAAAATCTGTTCCTGATGTTCCTACTGCAAAATTCTGAACTTGTGCCTGTAATCCATTCAAGGCAGTTAATCCAGCAGTAAATGTTGTTATTACTTCGCAAAGATGTCCATTTTGCGTATGTAGTGTAATTGTTTTACTTGAAGCATTTACATAAACTCTAATAGCTAATCTATCATTAACTGTTAATACAGTTTCAGGCACTGCTAATGCAGTAAAATAAGCATCTATAGCCGTTCCATTTGTTATTCCTTCGGGAACAGCAGAACCACTTGCAATTAATGTAAATGTAGTTCCATCGTATTTATATAATTCAGTATAAAATGAAGGTGAACCACCAGCAGAACTTGAAGAAAAGAAAAATTCTAAATTCCAATTTCCAGCAGGAATAAGTAATAATGAAGGGTCGGCTACATCAGTTATAAATGAAGCTATATATCCATTTGTATTTCTATTAAAGTCAGCACCTGTTTCTATTACGGGAGTCTTACTGAATTCATAATAAGTTGTTCCGCCAAAAGTTCCCTGACTTGTTCCACCATTTAAATAATAATTAACACTTGAACCTCCACCACCTGCTCCACCTAATGAAGATATTTGTCCATTTGTAATTGTTATAAAATTTCCAGCAGTTATTATTGAACCATCAGCTGCCAATATTTGAGATGAAGTACCACCTTGTTTTATTAATTTTGTAGCAGTTAATTCTCCTTCTTGATTTGCAACAAATTTAGTAACTCCATTTTTATTAACTTCAATAGGGTTTCCTGTTGAGGAAGTACCACTTTCTATAACAAGACCTTTGTTTGTGTTTCCTAAATTTACTTCAACACTTGGTGTGCTAATTGGACAATTAAGATTAAAATTTCCAGCTTCAACAGTAATATCATTACTTAAATCGTTTATTTCAATTTTAGTAGCTCCAGCTTCTAATGTAAGTACATCTCCATTTGCACTTATATCGTCTGTAGTTATACCTCCATTTTGAGCTACTCTAAATTTAGTAACTCCATTTTTTTTAACCTCAATAGGGTTTCCTGTTGAGGAAGTACCACTATCTACGACAAGACCTCTGTTTGTGTTGCCAAGATTAACTTTAACACTTGGTGTGTTATTTCCATTTCCGTATGTTTCAATTGGTATTCCTGATGCTGAATAAGCAGATACACCAGCATTGTTATCAGAAGAAGCATAAATACCTTTACTATTACTTGAACTTGCTTGAATTCCAAATCCACTTTCTGAATACCCATAAACACCTGTTCCTTCAACAGAATCTCCTAATACTCCTGTTGAAATACTTGAAGTTCCATAAACACCAACAGAATTAGTTGAAGTTCCATAAACACCAGCTCCACTTTGTGAAACTCCGTGAACACCGTTTGTTTCTGATGATGAACCGTAAACACCTTCTCCACTAAGTGAAATTCCACTTATTGCAGGGTCAGCATTTGGAAAAACAGTCTCTACAATTATAGAATTTGTAGTAGTTGCACCAACATTAGTTACAGATTGTAAATCTTGTAATCCACCAGCTTCAACAGTAACCTTATTTATATTGATAACATTAGTATTAGGCTCTACTTGAAAGCTAACTGATGTTACAGTCTGAAATACATCTATATCTGCCATTATCGTGTTACATCATTAGTTATAATAAAATCTCCTTTGATCAACGTTTCAATCACACCGCCAATATTAAACTCAATATCATAAACATAATTACCAGCTTGAATATCTATTACTTGTGTGTTTATTTTAAAAGAACCTGTGGAAGCATTTGTAATGGTAATACCTGCATTAGCAACGGAAGTTAATTCCAAATAAGAAACGCCATCTCTTTCTTTTCTTAACTGCATACGAATAATCGCCCCTGTTAAATTAACTGGAGTACCATTGACTTTATATACCATTAATACTTGTTTAAAAGTATCGCCTTTATAATGCTCTATATTTGGAAAATCTGCCATTATTTCTTTTTCTTTTTATAATCCTTCTAATACGTTAATCCTTGCTGTTAATTCTTGTATTGCCTTAATCATTACTGGCAAAAGATTTGCGTATCTTGCTTCTAATTGGTCAGGGTCATTTTCAGAAACTAAATCTAAATTCTCTCCTATTAAAGAATCGTTTTGTAATTCCAATAAATCTTGAGCAATAAATCCAGCTGATTTAATTCCAACTCTACCTCCATCTCTTTGATTCCAAGTAAATGTTACAGGTTTTAATTTATTTACAAATTCTAATCCTTCAATTATTTCGATAATATTAGTCTTATCACGAGCATCAGATAAACCAGTAATTGATGTAACTTGACATCTTAAAGAATTAACACTACTATTACCTAAATTTACTTGATTACTTGCGTTTGCTTGAGCATTAAATCCTACACAAGTAGTATTAGATTGGTTGGTAACAGTTGAACCAGCATCACTACCTATTGCTGTATTACTATTTGATGTAGAATTTTGTAACGCTCCTTTGCCTATTGCTGTATTATCATTTCCACTTATATTTGAAAAAAAACTATCAGAACCTAAAGATGTATTATAATCACCTCCTTGATTAGCAAAGCCTGAACCGTTACCAATTGCAGTATTTGAATCTCCACTTGTATTAGCTGATAATGCAGAAAGTCCAAACGCTGTATTATAATTTCCAATTGTATTAGTCGCTAATGCAGAAGCTCCAACCACTGTATTATTTACACCACTTGTATTTGCTGTTAATGCATTAAGTCCAATTGCTGTGTTATTAGTAAGGTTTCCAGCTCCTCTACCTACTCTAACATCATTTATCGTTAAATCCCCACTCGTTAATTTAGTAGTGGTTGAAAACATATTGTTTATAGTAGTGAATGCGGTAAATAAGCTATCTCCATCTCCTGCATCTCCTGTTCCAAAATAAAGTCCTAATGCCATAATATAATTTTTTGTAAAGTTACGAAATTTTCTCTATTAATTGTTTGGTGCTAAAGTGAATTTTATTTTACCAAAGTTCTCTTGTTGTGTTAATTCAGGTATTTTTACCGCTTCAAATAAACTGTATCTTTTGCTTCCAATATATAAATATGGGTTTTCAAGTATTTCAGCAGTCATAATTAAATCATCTATACTCATAAATTCTGATTCATACATCTCTAAGTTATGTGTTTTTATAGCTTGAGTAACTGTATTTTTTGTTGATGATTCGTAGTACGTAGTCAATTCTGATTGTCTTGATTTCTGTCTAAACCAAGTTTTCAATCCTATTGATTCGTAATAATTAGAAGCTAAATCTTTGTATGTGAATTTAGTTACTCTATCTTCATCTAATGCTGTGATGTAAAATGGATTACTGTAATACGATGTAGTATTGTATGTAAATTTAAGATATATTAAATCATTGCCACAATCAACAGTTGGAGTTATAGACCAATAGTATGGACTATTTGCATATACATCAATAGTCAAAGGAGCATTACTATCAATACGAATAGAGGTATTGTCAATGCGAATAGTGTTTATATTAATAATCTCTGTAATTGAGTACAATAAATTAGTAACTAATGAATTATCTGCAACTTTTAATACTGATACAACATACGGATTTTCTAAAGCTATTGTTGTTTTTTGAGTATATGTGTTATTAGGAAGAAGTTGTATTCCTCCAAACTCGTAAAAGCTATTTCTTTGGCTGTCTTTAAAATAAAGAGCTTCTTGTTTTGTCGTGTATAAATTTATTGCACTCATATTTATTTCTTATTAATTTGGTGATAAACAGTTCTCTAATCCAAAAGAAGATATTATAGCTCTGTAAGTTATTGCAACACATTGTAGGTAAGATATTTCTTCAGTAATTGTTTCATTAACATCATTTATATAGGTTATTGAACCAAAAGCATTTATTGCTGTGAAATATTCAGTTACAGGAGGAATAAGTTCTATTATGTTTAAAGTAACTGTTGCGGTACTCGTGTTAGATTCACTATCGGTAATTGTATAAGTAAATGTTTCACTACCTACAACAGATCCATTTGGTGTGAAAGTTAATTTACTACTAGCGCCAGTTATTGATATAGTACCACTTGTTATATCTGTTGTATCTATTGATGTAATGGTTGTAGGTATTTCACCTAATATATCGTTAGCCATTGGAAACAAATCAACAACATCTTCATTATTAAGAGTGTAAGAATCATTTGAAGCGCTTGGTAAAACTATTACAGTTGTAAAACTAAACTCTACTCCGTAAGCTGTTCCATTTGAATTAGTAGCATAAGCTCTTGCGTAATATAGCGTATTTGGTGTTAATAATGTCAATGTAGTTGTAAATGAACTATCTCCTGTTCCTTGAGTTGTTTTCGAGTTTAATTCAACCGTAGGATTAGAGCTTGTTCCCCATACTATTCCCTTAGCAGTTATTGGTAAATATCCATTTGATAATATGTTTCCACCTGTCGATGCTTGTTTTGATAATACATTTGTTATCGGTAAAGTTTCAATAGTAGGAAGAAATGTAGATGTAAATTTTTCTTCTGCTTTTATAGTCAATTCCTTACTTAAATTTTCATACTTCATATTAACTGGATATAATAAAATAGGTAATCTATTATTATCGTAAGTTTTTATATATCCTCTTGTAGTCCTTATATCGTTTTGTAATTGTATGAAATCTGAAAACTCAACGTTTGAAAACACTACATCGTTATACATAAACGGACTTAAAATAGGAGCAGAAAATGAAGTTGTAATAGGGTCTGATTCCGTAAGTGTTAATGGTTCATCTATTCCATTATCATAAGTGGCTGTAAAGTACTTATTGTTTTTATACCAAGTATTGTTTATAGGTTGTGTTCTTTTATATAAATTACAAGTCGATAGATATTTCTTCCAATATTTATCTATGTTTCTTCTTATAGAATACCTTAAATTAGCAAATTTATCCTCAGCTACTAAATTCTTGATATTTGTAAATCCATCGGTTGTGTATGATATAAAGGGATTTACTAAAGGATTTAATGTATATTCAAAATCAGTACCTATACCAGTAATTACTGAAGTGTCGTCTAATCTTGTTAAATCTAAGTATGTGTTTCCTGCAACATTATTTACATTTAAAATTTCATACTTTCCTTTATTTATTAGACAGGTAGTTATTTCAATTAAATCTCCTACATCGTAATTTTCACTAAATACTGTTGTTTTTGACAACCTTAATGTTCTGTTAAATATTATTTTTGTATAATTATGAGTAAATGTGTATGTTTTACTTATTGGAGATGGAGATGTAAATGGGTCGTTATCATTCCAAAGATAAGTTGTAGATACATCTATTGTTGGAGCTGTGTCGCTTTGTCTGTCTAATTCTATTTTTGAACCTTCCATTGATTTAACAATATAAGTTCCAATGTTTATAGTTGTTGGAGATTTTATCTTGAATACATCCCCTACATTAAATGGTAATAATTCAAAATTAAGTGTTGATTGCAACCCTAAAAGACCTGTTGATTCTATGAAGCGATGACTGCATATAGATGAATCACTATTAGTTTGGTTTGAAGGTGTGTTCTTACTATCAATTATAAAAAGACTATCATCTTCTTGAGAAGCTGTATTAGATTCAATTTCCAATGCTTTTCTTCTATTTGTTTCAATCGAAAACGAATCTCTTATCCATTCAATAGAAACATCTTTTTTGTTCTCTACCGATTTATTTTGTAGTACCCATTTAGATTGACCATTAATCACATCAGCACTATAAGATTCTTCGTTTTCTTTTAAAGATTGAAAAGTTTTGTAACCATAGTTAAACTCATTAATCTGAAACTTTGGATTAAATGACTTGTTAAATGATGAAAATTGAGTATTAGTAAATGTTTTGATTTCATCATCTATATAAAAATCATCTTCTATACCAAAAAACACGTCTCCATCATTGTTTATTTCCCAATCAGCATTAAATTCTGTGAGAGATTTCTCTAAGTCCTCTAATGAAATTAAAAATGCTTTATTTATAAGATTATCATCTTTATCTAATATAGTATCAATTTTCCTTAAAAAATTACCGTTTACTAATCTATTATCATAAAACTCTCCAGCAACATCAAAACGAGGTGCATATATATCTAATCCTGATATTGATTTAACCACTTGTCGCATTACATCGACTAATCTAAATGAAAATACAACAGAATCAGAAGCTAATGTTTCTGCAACTAAATCAATATTCATTTTGTTTTGAGTTACTTTTATTTCAGAATATCCTCCTCCTGCATTTCTTACATATAAGTTATGATATATCCAAATAGAATGAGTTGTTGGAAGTGATGGAATAGTATAAATTAATGATTTAGTATATGTATGTGTTTGACCTCCAATATTAAAATAAAATAAACTTTCAGGTATTTTTTGCTCTGTTAATCCAGCAGTTTCAAAGTCAAGACCCCATCTTATTCCAAAATATCCTGATGCAACTCCTGCACCACCGCTATTATACAACTTATATTCACAAGTAAATTCACTTACTTTGATGTTTATATTTCTTAATGCGTTTTGAGCAGTTAAAACCTTTACCCCTTCTGAAGTACCATCGTCGAAAGGGTTATAACTATCTTCTATTGAATAGTCAGTAAGTTCTTTCGCCCATAATCTATAAAGAGTTCTTCCGCTTGAGTAACTATGGACACCTCTTTCTGCTATTACATCTTCTTTTTGCTCTAACCTTGAACTTTGATAAAGTGGTTTAGCGATAAGAATTAAATTCTTTTTTTCTAATGGAGTAATAGTGTTTCCATCAATATCTTTATTACTTAATAAATCAACTTTAACAGACTTTCTTCTCTTTACTATCTGTTTACTTGATTGCTGAATAACTTTGCATTTAAAGTACTCTAAATCGTCTGTAATAGCAGTTGCGAAATCTAATTCTCCGATTATAGTTGTTACACTTCCACAAGTGATGATTAATTCTACAATTGACTCAAAACCATAGGTATTGTTGTATGATAATAACTTATCTAAATAGTGATTACGATATTTAACAAACTCAAATTGAACCTCGCCACCATTAAAAGATACATCACGACCATACCCTTTGTCTTTTTGGCTTAACTGAAAATCAACCGTAGCAAAGTTGATAGGTTCATCAATGCTTACGGTTAAATTCTCGTTATTTTTAAATCTTAATTCAAAAGTTTCTCCTGCCATAATTATACGCTTATTCCAATTGCTTGAGAACGATTACTATTACTTCTTGTGATGCTATTACCATTTCTAACATACGTTTGAAATCCGTTCTTGTCAAAGATAGTGTTTTGTGTTTTAATATTTGCAAAATTATTTTGGAATATTTCATTCATCTCGTCATAAGTTAATCCACTTGATTGTTGAGATGACATTGATATATTATTACTTTGTAACATTTCAAATAATTGTTGTTCGTGATTCAATACCTTAGTTCCCTTAGGAGCATCCATAAGCACGTTTCTGCCTTGTGGTCTAATAACTTTACCACTTGGTAATACAACTTTCTCTTGGAAGTTACTTCCTTTACCATCATTTACAAGCATCAACCCTCCCGAGTGATTATCTGTACCTTCAGCGTAAGCAGGTGGTTTTTGAGTAAGTACCATTCCCATTTGCACAGCTCCTAATGCTCCAATAATTATCGACATTGCGCTTTGAGATATACCAGTAAAATCAGGACTATGCGCCCATATTTGCATAATAGCTTGAGCAGTATCTATTGCTATATTTGCAACAGCCATTTTCTGTTTGTCCTTAAACTGTTTTATTTCAAGTTCTTTTTTCTTCTTAGCAAATTGCTCTTCAATTCTTTCTTTAGCAACAGCACTATCTCCAGCAAAACTTAATGATATTTCTTTTTGAGCTTCTAATCTTCTTAAATCTTCTTGAAAATTAGCTTCAGATACTTCTGAAATCATTCCAAAATATTGTTGAGCCACATCTCCAATTGCTTGGAACATAACAGTTGTTTTCTTTTGAGTTGTATCTGCATTTTCCCACATTTTCTGAAAAGAAGATTGTCCAAATTCATCAAAATCTAAAAATGTTTTAAGACTTGACATTCCTAACTTATCTAAAGATGCTGAAAGACTTTTATTATACACTTCTCCTGATGTAGATAAATCAGCAAATGCTTTTTTAACCCCCTCAATTGGAGATAATATGTTTTCAATGCCTTTTCTTAAATCAGCAAAATTTTGTTTTATTATCTCTTGCTTAATAGGATTTGGTTCAGAAGCTAATTGCACTTTCTCCTCTAAATCTATTTTAGCTAATGATAATTTTATATATTCTTTAAACGCTTCTTCTTGTTGTAATTTTGTAAAATTTTTACCTTTAACTTTATTATCTATAATTAATTTTTCAGCAATAATCTCTGTATTTAATTTAGCGATAGCTAATTGTTGAGTTGATTTTAAATCTTCGTCGCTTAATGCTTTTATTGCTTTGTCAGTATTTAAAGCTGATTCAAGTATTTTGCCATTTAAAACTTCATTTGCGGTAAGTATTTCATTCTTATTTGTTTTCTCAATATCAAGAATATTTTTAGCGTGTTGCGTTGCAAATTCCTTGTTATTTTTTAATGCTAAATCATTTGCTGTTTTGTTATCAGCCATTTTTTTATTAGCAATATCTATTTCTTTATTAGCTATTTCAGAAGCAGTTTTTATTTCTGTTAAACTTAATAAATCTAAATTAGCTATTTTTTGTTCAGTAGTCCATTCTGACATATCTGCCGATTTTTCTCTGATTTTATCAGTTGCTAATACTGCTTCTGCTAAATCGTGTTCAGACTTAACCTCATCAAAAGTCAATACTTTTCTTTCTCTTTCAGGCTTTATCTTGTCTATTTTTTCTTGAGATTTTTTTGCTTCATTATATTCCTCTACTTTTTGAGCGCTCTTTAACAAAGTTATTTTTCTCCCTTGTTCTTTTACTATACCTTCTGATAAAGTAGCAGCGTTTTTTAAGTCTGCTAATCCTTCAGGAGTTGTTTCATAATTTTTATATTTTTTTAATTCATTATTGATTTTAATACGTTGCTTAATAGCTTCTTGTCCTTGAGCATAAATACTTGGTAGTTTCGCTTCTAAGTCCGCATAATGTTTTGCATTCTCATATTTCTTTTTATCAGAATCCCTCCTAAAAACAAGATTATCTTGAATATCTTTTTCAGCTTGTAAATCAATTTTTCTTTGTTTGTCTGAAGATTCTCCAGCTAATATAGAAGCATCTTTTTTTAATTTAGCTTGGTCAAGTATATTTTTAGTAGTCTGTTCTATTTGATTATCCATTAATTTTTGAGAAAGTGCGTATTCTTCTTGCTTTCTTTTTAAAGCATCAAGACCGCTTACCATATCCCATAATTTAGCTCCATATACTGTAAGTATAGTTACACCTAAAGATATAGCAGTTTGCCAAGAGAAAAATGCTCCTGCAACTGTTTTAAGAATTGACTGTGTTGGCTTCCCTTCTGCTTGTAAATCTTTATTCTTTTGTATAAGCACACCTAACTCATCCGTTAAAATTGGGATGTTATTAGATAATGCCATAAAACCTGTTTGAACGCTATTAGCAAATGCTGGAGCTTCACGAGTAAGTTGGTTAATCGAGTTACCTAATCCATTCCAAGATGATGAATAGTTACCTACATTACGAGTGTGTTTTCCAATGTCAGTATCTATAACTCTTAATTGCTTACCATATTCATTGGCTTTTAACTTTGCATCTTCATAAGCCTTTCCACTTCTACCAGTTTGTACTGCTAAATCTTGTGCATTTTTAACTGCTATTTTATGTTGAGCATCTAATTCAGCATAGGTTTTTGCTAATCCTTGTCCAGCTTTTATTTCTAAAGTTGTAGCATTAGTAGCTTCTCTTTGAGCAATAGTATCTGCTAATGTTGCTTTAGTTTTCTTTTCAGTTGCAACAGTATTTTTATTTGTAGCTGCAAGTAATTTTTCTTCAGCAATTGAAGCGTCTGTCGCTGCTTTAGTAGCCCTTGCTTGTGCCGCTGCTAAATTAGCTAATTTTGTTTCAAGTACAGTTGATGAACCTGTTAACTCTTGTATCTTTTTATTTAATTTTTCATTTTCAGCAGTAAGTTTAGTTAAATCAGCAGTATTTGTAACACCTAATTTAGTGTTCATACTAGCAGCTGTATCTCCTATTTTTTGTATTTGTTCGTCAATTTTTACCAACTCTTTCATTAGAGTATCTAACTGAGTCTTTACTGCTGAACCAACTACTAAATCTATCTCGTTTGCCATAGTGTATTAAATTTAAAAAGGGGATTAACCACATTACGTAGCAATCCCCGAATTACAAAGTTACGAACTTTTATTTATTATTCTTTGCTTGTTGAGCGTTTTTTTCCTCGAGCAAATGACAAAGCTCTATCCATTCGCTAACGGTTGTTTCTTTTGAATTAATTTTATAAGCTAATCCTAATCCTAAACTTACAAGAACCATTTGCTTATTTAAGCTATATGTCTGCTTCTTCTCGTCAGTTTTTAATTCCGATTCAAGCATTTCAATTTGAGTTTTAATATTCTGCATCGAGTTTGTTATCAAAGCAATTTCTTCTGCATCTCCTTCAACTGTATTTATTAAAGGCATATTGAATCCAAATTTATTTATTATTTCAATGTATTGTTGCCTTAATTCCATTTGCATATCTCCAAATCCCAACCAAAGTCTTTGACATAACATCGCTATCACATTGTAACGTGTACGTAGATTGTCGATTTTAGCCCATTTCTGCAACTTTTTTACAAAAGTCCTATCATCAACTGCTTTGAAATATTCCTCTTGTAATTTACCCTCTAATGCAGTCAATTCTTCATTGTCTATTTTAGGCTGTCTACCATTGAAATCTATTATCAACCAATTGTTATCTCTTGTCGTTGTGTATTTATCCCAATTATACAATGGTAATACTTCTATGCTATCATAATATTCAATCATAAATATGTTTTTATAAATTTCATTAATTCGGGATATATTATTTCGTAGTTAAGTTTGCGTTTATTTTCTTCGGTTAATCCTACAAACTCTCCATATTTATCAGCAAGTAATTTCGCTTTACCATCTGTATTTTCTATTGTCATTTTATTTTGGTTTCCCTTAGATAATAAATTGAATTTACTAAATAATTGACCAGTATCAAAAAAGTTAAATGGAGTTCCTCCTTCTTTTGGATAACCTCTTGTATTTCCTTTGTAGTCGTCTTTGTATTTTCCTAATAATGCACCGTTTATATCTATACCTTTTTTAAATATTTGTTCTTCTCGGTTTAAATCTAAAATCTTATCTTCAAAAGAAACGACAATATCATCAATCTCATTTCCTATTTGCGACTGAACTCTTTTTGCTTTATCTATATAATCTCTAACTGTCGTTGCCATAGTACAAAGGTAAATAAAATTTAATTGAGTTTAAGAGATTTATCTCTTAAAGATAAATGTGAAGATGAATCTTCACAAATAAAAAAACCCGATACAGTTACGCATCGGGTCTAATTAATACAATCTAATTATTATCGAGTAACTACTTCTCCAATTCCTTTGTAAAGCAATTTAGTAGTAGAGTTTTGAATAATATTAGTAGCTGATAAAGTACCAAGAGCTGAGCCTGTTACAATTTGATAAGTAGCTCCTGCTGTAATACCTGTTACTCCTAATGTATATGTTTTAGCAATTGCATCAATTGATGTAAGAGTACAAGCTGTATATGTAGGGAAATTACCAGTTATAGTTTTCTTAACAAATAATTGGGTAGCAGCAATTCCTGATACAAATTGTGAACGGTCTGCTAAAGTCGCCCCAATAGTCCAAGATGTTCCAGTAACAGCTGGAGGAGCTACGTTTGAAATGTACAAATCATTAACACCATCTAAATCAGATTTAGCATCAAAATCAAGAGTATCTCCTGAAATCCATACTTGTCTTTCCATTTCTCCGCTGTCAGCTAATTGAATATTCATTTTAACCTCGGCAGGGTTGTTTCCTTCTTTACCCTTGTATTGTCCTGTGAACAACATTTTAGCTTGGAATCCTTTGAAAACATCTCCTGCTTTGTTAGATGTAAAGATTTTATTTCCTTCAACATCGTAAAGAGCTATATTGTAAGAATCTTTAGAGTTAAGTTTTCTCAATGCTTTCCAAAGGTTTACACCATTATTATCAAACATTACCTCATATTCGTAAGGAAGTTCTCCTGTTACGGTTTTGTAACCTGAACCATCGGCAGTATTGATTTGTGGCTCAACACCTACTAATTTGAAAGATTTAATACCTTGAAGGATAATTAAATCAGATGAAATTTGAGCAGCTTGAACACTTGCTAAATTTTGGTCTGTTGCTGTTGGATAAACATAAGCTCTTGCAGAAAGCTCAATTGTTTCTACTCTATCCCAATCGAAAGCAGTTGCTTCCAATCCTGTTCCTAATAAGTCTGCTTTAGAGCTTGGAACTACTATTATTTGATTTGCTAATGGCATTTTTTTGTATGTATTTGTTATTAATTAAACGTTTTATTAATTGTTTTGTATGGAGGATAATTACTTCTCCTTTGTTGTAATATTTGTCAAATGTAAATGGCTTAATTACTTTGTACTCCATCTACTTTAATTTAAAATCACTTACTTGAAATGTAACCTTGAAACAATGATTCGGATGCAAATCATTTACTAATTTAAAATCATATCCACTAAATACTGAAGTAATATCAGTTGTTATCTTTTTTGTAACTTCTACATATCCAATTGTGGATAAGATATTTATTACATCCATTCTAACTTCTTCATCAGCTCTATGTTGTATCGATGGCTTACAATCTTTTACATTTACTATGAAATATACCTCTATTTCTGCATTATAGGTTGTAAAGCTATTTTGTGTAACATCTTTTTTACAAGTAAAGAAGAACTTGTTTTTGTCAGTATGAATTAATGATTCGTACTCTCCTTTTCCTTTGTAATGCTCAAGTGTAGTTTTCTTATCTCTTTTTATCTCATAACATCTTGGATAACCATCTAACTTTACGTTCCACATAGCAGTCAATTTGTCGTACAATTTTTTTTGTACTTTATCAACCACTAAATCTAATCCTACTGGATTTGTCTTTGTATAGTTTGCCATTATCTTAATGTATAAGCAAATATTTGATTGGATTTAACTAAACCCTTTTTTAACTTACCTATTTCTGTTCTTATAGAAGCAATCTCTCCTAATAACTGATTTTCTAAACCGATTACTTTAACAATACTTTCACTACCTGTACCTTTTAATTCAATCATTAATTTCTCGTATAATTGAGATGATTGAGATTGGTTTGAGTTACTTCTTAATGATGATACATATAGTTGAATACAACCAATAATACCTTCAATCTGAATCGCTCTTGCGAAAATCATTTTGTTATTTATAACGAAATCAGTGTAATCTTCATAAACCGATATGTCAAAATTTAATCCTGAATCTTCTGACAATCCATCAACATCATCTAAATCGAATAGTGTAGTTGTCAAATGATTTGGCACTTTTACTCTTTCAATTTGCAAGTAGGTTGGGTTTGATAAGACATTACCAGCGTTCCACTCTCTTTTATATGGAGTTACAGTAAGTGAGTTGTTAATATACCCGATATAGTACTCTCCTTTATAAGTGGTGTCTGTGTTGTCTATAACCCATTCAAGCACTACTTCTTGATGATCAGTTGTAATTGTTATTACCTTAGATTGTATCGCTGCCTTCTTTGCAGTATTCCAAAGTAGTAAAGTAAAACTTCCTGTACCTTGAAAATCGAGTAACACTCGGCTTATTTTAAAAGCCACATTTTTTTGACCTGTTACTCTAATATGATACCCGACAAATCCAGTAGGTAATGTTTCAACTTCTATTTTATTAGAAGCGTTTTTGAACAATAATGTTCTATCTATAAAATCATAATCGCTAAATACTTGATTACAAACACTTGCTACTGATGATTTTTTTATATCAGTAAGTAATGAATTGAAACCTGTTGTAGATATATCAACATAATCTTGATTGTCCTTTATGTATTCGATTTTAGCATACGGATTATCCGTTATGTAATACCCTGAAGAACTTAATTGATTTGTTGAATCTACAATAGCATAATCAGGATTGTAAGGCTGTTTAAACCCTACAAGTCCCGATAACGCTGTTTGTATTTTTGTGATGTTTATCATCTATTAGATAATTGCAAACGCAATGATAGGAGTTTCAGTTGATACTGTAAGAGGAGCTTTAGCAAATGACATATCTTGAGATATTTCGTATTGAGTAACTACATCTTGAGCATAACCATTGTTTGCAGTATCATCAGCAGCAGTTACATAAGTATGCAATGCGTAAGATTCTCCATCAATAGGGTTGATAATATTAGAGTAGTTACCTACTACTGTATCAACTCCAACTCTGTTTTGTTTAGGAATCCAAGGCAATGTAGACACAGTTCCATCAGGAACTACAATCCAATATCCTTTTGTATGACCAGCTTTTACTGCAACTGCAAGAGCATTAAGTTCTACTGAGTGAACAAATGTTACTCCATTAAATTGGAATGACAAGTTAGCAGAATTAGAAATACCTTGAGCAGCTTGATACTCAAATTTAGCATAAGCAACTGAATCACAGAAAACTGTAAATCCTTCAGGATATTTATTAGTTTGCATTGCGATTTTAGTAATCTGCATAGCTCTACTTTCGTTAGCAGAAGCGATTTCATAAGCATTTACTGTACCAGCAGTTATAAATGTAGCTTCTGAAACAGTAGCAACAACAGCACTTCTATTTGTAAAGATGTAAGAAGTAGCAGCTGTTTCATATCCTTCCATAAAGTTAGATACTGCATTTGAAATTTCGTTGAACAATTGTTCGTCTGCATTATACAAAGAGTTGTCAGCTTGTTTCAATGACATATTGAATTTGTCAGAATACTGTGTCCAAGATGGAGTTAGTATTGCTGAATCTTGTTTCACACCAGTATGGTTATGAGTTCTTCCACCTGTTCCAAGAGAACGTTTCGCTCTTGCGATGAAGTTGGTTTCAACTGTTCTGTCCTCTCTTGTACGAAGTTCATCGTAGTTAGGGAACATAATGTTTGAATTACCTTTAAGTGCTAAATAAGTAGCTGGGTATCTGAATCTTAATTCAGAAGATTGGAACGCTCCAAGCAATCTTGCTTGAGCTTTAACCAAATTTGCGGTTGTTTTGTTCGGCATTTTGTTTAAATTTTAATTGATAATACTCGTTTTAATTGTGAGCATACCGCCCGATTCCCTCCAACTACCGCCAAAGTTTTACAAAGTTACGAAAAATCCCCTACAAGTTTTTAATTCGTAAGGGATTTTTTTTATTTTACACAAAACTTTGTGTAATTTATTTATAAATGATTGCAATCATTTATCCGCAAGGCTCGGTAAATTTTAAAACGTATCGAGCATCGAAATACTATACTCCTAATATGGTAGATAGTACAATAATTACTTCTTCTTAGCTTTCATTTTACTCAAATTTGGCTAAATTGTTTATAAACAATCATTAAAACTTGTAAAAAAAACAAATATTACTTTCTTAATTTGTTGAAGTAAACTTTATTTTTGTAATCCAAGATTTCGCTTCTTAACTTATCGGCTTCTTCTTTTTTAAGTGCTTCTATTTTAGACTTACTAATAAATAAAGAAAAGAACCATTCAATTAGCTTTCTCATATTTTCAACGTTCCGTTAGAAATACGTTTAGCCATCTCTTGATTTTGTTTAGAAGCATCCCAATTATTTCTTTCGGATTCTTTCATAAATGCTTCAAAACTTCCAGCTTTACCTTCTCCAGTATCATCTCCTTTTCCAGCTCCACCTTCAACTTTTGCTAAATATGGTGTTGAGAATGTAGATACCCAATCTTTTACTGTTATTGGAGAGTAATTTGCATCTTTCAATATGTTTCCATTTGAATCTTTTACTACAACTTTACCATCTTCTTTTTCAAAAGAGAATCCTTTTTCTTTAGCTTCAGTAAAAATTGTAGATTTAGACACCAATACATTGTCAGGAATGTATTTCGTAAATTCGTTTTTAATTTCATTCAATGTATTTGTTTGTTCAATCTTTGTTTTGAATGAATTAAATTCAGCATCTTTTTCATTTAACTTAGAAACCAATCCATCAAACTCTGACTTTAATGTTTTATATTTTTCTTCAGGCTCAATCTTACTTTCAGATTCTGACTTTGCTTTAATAGCACTTACTAAATTCTCAATTGTTTTCCCTTGAAAATCTAATCCAAGATTGTTTCTTTGTTCTTTTACAGCACTTTCAATTGCTACTGTTGCACTTTCTTTCTTGATGTTAGCGATTCGTTCTTCATAAGCGGTCTTATCTAAAAAAACTTTTTCTGACAAATCCACTTTAAACGCTTCTTCACTATTTATCATTTCAATTAACTTTCCACTTTCAATTCCTAATGTGGTTTCAATTTCTGCAATGTTTTCTAATGCCATAAATTATTTGTTAAGTTTAGCAATTTCTTCAGTAAGTTTCTTTACTCCCCAAATAGGCTTTGCTTTTTCTCCTGATAATTCTTCGTACTTAGATATTAAATCTTCCTTACTTTCTTCAACTACTTCTTCTTGAACTTCTAAGAAGTCTTTTCCTTCTAAATGAATTTTAGTAAGTTTCTCATCTTTCTCATACCATAATCCATTGATCTTGCAATTATCATTTGTTGTGTCTGCAAAAGTAATGTGTACTAAATGCGGAGGTCTTTCTACTGATAATTTGTAATTTGGATTAAATCCATTTCCCTCTCTACCTAATTTGTGTAATGTGTAAACTGCAACTTGACTCATATAATTTTTATTTAGTTATTGGTGCAACTGGCGGTGCTACAACCTTTTTATTTAATTCAAACCAGCTATTAAATTCAGCAGTCAATACTTCTTCTGACTTGCTATA